AACTTCCGTGGAATTGCCGATTGGCATCCAAGTCAGTTACCGGACCTCCAGCAGTCGCCCGAATCGGGTTGATCGGCGGGGGCGCTTTGCTTGTTTTTACAGCAGTCTCACGCTGAGTTTGAGGCTGTGCAGGTTCCTCAAATTTGGCCTCCAGTTTCCCAATCATTCTCAAAGCACCAATCGCAGTCATGCCTTGCAGTTTCTTAGCAACATCCGGGTTTTCTGCCAGGTGATAAAGGATTTGCGGTCCAACATCTGACTCAAAGATTGCGTCCCGCACTTCGTTGCTCACAACAACGTCAGCAGACCCAACCATTTCATCAAAATCAGGGGTCTTAGAACGGAAATCATTAACGCGATTCGACCATGTGTCCATAGTCTTTTGGCGTTCCTGCTCTGCTCTTTGAGCCGCTTCCTTTGCCTTTTCTTCCCGGATACGTTTGTCAGCAGTCCACTCGGAGAGTGCTTCTGCATACTCAAACATATCGCTAAACTGCTCGGGCTTCGGTTTTGGGTCGGCTTCTGTCGGCTCCTGGGGAGGAGGAGACAGTTTGGACTCCAATTCCTTGACCTTGTTTTCCAGTTCCAACCTAGCTTGTCGCTCACGCTCCGCCTCTTGGCGTGCGGCCTCACGTTGCTTGGTTATCTCTGAAAAGCGCCTTTCGATCTTAGGATTCTGTTTGCGTTCCTCTACTGGTTCGGTTGAATCGGACTCTAAAACCTCGGTTGGCTCACTTGCTTCGACTGGCTCAGTAGGTACTGCCGCAGGAGGCTCTGTGTTCAAACCAAGTTTTTTAGCTGCAAATTCAGCCAGATTTTCAGATGTCACCACCGTGGTGGTAGACCTCTCTTGCACTTCAGACATGGATTACTCCAAGAATTTACCCCGTGAACCTCACGGGTAAGGTTTGGGTAATTATTTACCCGAATTTATTATTGCGTCAATCCCGGCTCAGTCAAAGGATTGCCTCCGTGACCAATGTCCATTGCGGCAAACTGCATGGCTTGAGCCTGTTCGCGGTTTCTGCGGTCAATCTCTTGGTTGAGACGGGCGGTGTCCATGTTGTGCAGGAGCAATTCAACAATCGCCTCGATCTCAACCTTGTTCTGCGAGGTGATAGAACGGGTGTTCTGGTCGTTGACTTTGACCTCTGCAATCGTTTCGGTGTTGTGCGCCCGTGAGGTCTGACGCATGAGTTCGCGCTGTGTTTCACCCTGTTGCCTGAGTTCCTCAACGCCTTGCTTGTACTTAATGTCCAGACCCATGACCTGCATTTGCTGTTGCATCTGCTCAATGATCTGTTTCTGTTGGGCAAGTTGCATCTGAACCTGCGGGGGAATGTCAGACTTCTCATCAATCTGAGCCAGCGGGTTCATGGCGGCAAGGCGGTCTGCAATCACATCAGCGCCAGGGAAGTCCATGTTACGGAAAAACAAGTCACCAGCAGCCTGGAAGATCTCATTCTGGGCCATCAGCGGCATCATGGCTTCAACAGCTTGCTGGCGCTTAGTCTGGAATGCCGGTCCGGTATCCATCACCACATCGTATTCACCCACAGTAACGTCATTCAGCACTTTCTGGATGCCTTCTGCGGTCTGAACAGATTGGTTCAGAGTCACCATGTCAGGCTGCCCATCTGCGCCAATGATGCGAACAACACGCTCGGTATCGTAAATCTTCGGGATCAAGTCAAGAATGATCTTTCCGGTATGACGGATGGAGCGAGACAGGTTATCGTAGAAATGGAAGTTCGACAGATCAACTTGGTTCTGCTGTCCTGCCAATGCCTTCCCAGAAATATTCCCCGAGGGCAATTGGTTCGGGTCGGTAATGCCAATAACCATCTGAAGGTCAGCAGAAATGGCAGCAGCCGATTCCATGATTCCCAAAGGAGGCGGCTCGGGCTGAAGGCGAGACGGAACCGGGGCGGGATTGCCTTCAATGTCCTTCTGCTTGTACCGTAGGACGGGATAGGACTTCTGGTTAGCCAGCGCCCATTCTTGTTCGTGGCCCTCATCCTGACCCTCGGCAAGCAGCCATTTGGCCTTGGGAGCCAGAGCCACCGATTCGGTCATTGAGGTGCGCCAGAAGTTGTACATCCGTTGCGGGTCTTTGGCGAACCGAACCAGACCATATTTCTTACGTTTGTCGTCAACAATGACCATTGCGCCGTAGCAGGGAACAATGGGAATATATTTACTGGGGAGAATCGCCTCCTCTAGCACTTCCATCGCAGTCATCTTGACCCAATGCACTTGTTTGCGGAAGGACTCGCGCTCATTGACGATGGTCAAGCCTGCCATCTGGACACGCTCAAAGAAGTCCTTAGTGTCGGCAAAGGTGTTCTGACCGTTGCTCAATTGGTAGAGTTTGGCCTTCACCCGCTTCACATACATATATTCAGCAAGGCGAATGTCCTCTTTCGTCACCCAGGATGCCGAATCATCTCCGGTGGATCGTTGGGTAAAGGACGCACCATCGTTAGCGCCAGGATATTCCTGACGAAACTTCTTTTTATCAACAACCGTGGTTATCAGGCAGCGTTCTGCGTCTGAACCATCGGGGAGAACCGAGTTGGGATCGAAATAAACGGTGAAGGGATTGTCAATCGTGTCAATGAAGATTTCCTGATCAAACGAATCCTCACGGACATAGCGAGTATTCACCCGCCAATATCCCCAACCCATGCGAACAGCGTAATCAAATGCGGTGTCGTAAGCCGTGTCAGCATTGGAGTTAACCTCAATGTGACGGGTAATGCCCTCAATGACTTGGGCGATCTTGTAATCAGCTTCGTTATTAACCGGGTGAACCTTAATGCGGGGGCGGTTCATCCGTTGCTGGTTTGTGACCTGACGGACGTAAGCATCAATCTTGTTGATGGTCAGGCAAGGACGGGCTTCAAGGTTTCGGCTGTTTTGAATCTCAACAGGCCACTGATCCCCTGCGGCAAAGCGAATATCGTTCAGCGCCTCGCTTCGGTTGGTGGAGTCTGAGTCATTAACCAAACGCCAAAACTCTATGGCTTCGGTGATGCGATCGTCAGAAATAGCGTCAGTTGCTTTTACGGTAGCCATATAAACCCCTTTTCCCAATTATTACATTCGGGCATCATTCCGTCACCCCATCCAACTTCCAGCCATAGCAACATTCCCCTTTGGCCTTGGCTTGGGAGTTTCCTTGACCATCATGGCGATATATCGGAAGGCATCTGCTCCGTGGGAATACTGGTCGTGCCGTGGATTGCGGGAGAACATTCCGGTATCTGGATCAACATCATACCGATAATGCCTCAGACAAGTTAGCCCGTCAGCACAGTTTTCCCGGTCAAACCACATATTGGGGAACATGGTTCGCGCTGCGTTGATGGAGTCAACAACGGGGACTTTTGGCAGGACTTTGGTTTTGAATCCTGCATTTCTGACGATTTCCTCGATACTTCGCCCGTTTCCAGCCAGGGTTTTGTTCTCTGCGTCATGGGGTAGCCAAAGAGTGTCATAGATAAAGCCCTTCTTTTGAAGTTCTCCAAGGTAATGATTCACTGTCTTTTGGCTGTCCTCAAGATATGAGATGCAGCGGGTTTCCATCCCAATGAACTGGATAAACCATATTGCTGTCTGATCCGACCAGCCCAAATCCCATATCGTATGGACAGGTTTGACTGGATCGTAGGGCACTCGGGTAATCCGTCCGTCTGCCTCGGCTCTCTGCATTTCCTGGGCAAAGATAGCCCCATCCACAGTCTGCCGACACATTCCTTCCCAGACTTGGTTGTAAGCCTCAACATCACGGGCTTTTAAAGCATCCTTTTCCTGGCGCAAGGTTTCAGGGAACCAGGGGTTATCCGACCAGTTGATCTTGATGACAATGCAATCTTCCGGGGGCTTGACCACAAACCGCTGGTAGGTTTCGTCTGTCTCAAGTTCCGGGTTAAAAGATACCCAGATCTCGGATTTTTCTTTTCGGATGGTCGGGATGAGGACGTTCCAAGACAACCGGCTCACCGTTTGAGCCTCCTCCACCCAACAGATGTCTATTCCTTCGTAACTTTTTACGTTGGCGACATTGTTTTTCAGGCCCACAAAGGCGAATTCTGTCCCGTTTTTGCCCCTGATTGTGGCCTGCGTGATCTCATAAAACTGGATCAACCCCAACGCCTCAATCTGGTCGCATAGCAGCTTATGAACCGAATCCCGCATGGAGGTCATAAACTCCCGAGCGCACAGAATACGCAACGGGCTTTTAGCGCCCAGAATCAGGAGCGCCCTAGCAATCCCCCAGGATTTAGCGCCGCCCCTGC